ACAAGTACTTCAGCCTTTTCAAATGCGTCTTCATCGCCCATCAAATCATATACGGCTGAACGTGTCATACCAGCAAACCCAGACAGTCCGGCTCCAATTCTAGCCAGAGCAGCTGTTGCCTTTGCTCCTCCAGAAGTTATGTACGTGTGATTTCTTTTAAACGCATCTAGTTCGCTCTCAAAATCACCAACCAATCTGGTATCGTTTTCTATGTTCTCATAATTTTCTACTAAATCCTTGTGGAGTCTAGTGTACTTATTAAAGGTATCTAAGTAGTCAATTTTTTCTTCTTGAGTAAGCGCTCTTTTCTGTGATATTTTATTAAACTCTTCAAGGCCCAAGGCTAAATTATCAATCTCGTTGACCTTGTTCTCGAAGTTTACAAGATGCGCTTTTCTTTTTTCTTTTATAGCCTCTAAAGTGGCTTGCTTTTCTTTTTGGCCTTCTGTCTTTCCAAATATTGACGCACCCTCGTAATAGTTCTCTATGGCGTTGTATTCCTTTGCGTTCTTTACTTGTTGTGTTCTGATTTCAGCAGCTCTCTGTAGTATAGATTGGTCTGTAAGTTCTTTACCGGAATCAACAAGCTCATCAATAGCCATATTTATTGACTCTTGCGCTGAGTTGTCTACGTAAGGAGCGCTAATCATGCCCCTCTTAGTTCTTACTTGTCTTCTTGAGTAGTCAGATAGTTCTTCTTGTACTTGCGTGTCTATTCCATCGTAGTCTACGTTTGGCTTAATATTAAGCTCTATATCCATCAACACCTTTCTCTCTTCTGGTGTATACTCTACGTCTGTAGCGCCCTTCTTTGCTAACTCATCTAGTTGCTTCTTGGGGGTGTCCTTAAACGGCACCTTTTCCTCTACAGCAGGATCTAAGAATCGAATAGGCTCTTGCTCCTTAAATATGTTTGAGTACCTATGATTGAGCTTTTCTATTTCTGCCTTTGTCTCTTCTGTATTTAAAACGTCACCACTTTGTTTGTATAGGTCTTCAATCTCGCTTTTTAGTTGCTTATATTCAGATTGTTTACCTTGGCTTATTGCTGCGTCAGCTCTTCTTACGAGGTCTTGAAAATATACCAAAGGCTGTTGACTGCCCATTTCTCGTGTAGCCGATGAAATAACTTCTTGAGGCTGTGGAGAAACTGATTCCTCTTTTTTTTTATCAGTAACCAAGTCCATAAAAGACTCTATAGGTTTTGTGTAACCCTTAGATTTTACGTATTCGTAGTTGTCCTGGATGACATCTTGATTTGTATTAATTAAAACCTTAAACTCTTCAATAGACTTTGTATATCCTTTTTGTACGGCTCTGTTGTACAAATCTTTTAAAACCTCTATATTCATCTTTTATAGTGCTCCGTAGTTAACTGTTGAACTAGTGCTTGTGTTTGATCTAGAGCCCCTTTTTCTAGGAGCCGGCCCATTAGGTCCTGTAGCATTTTCTATTTCTTTCCCTGTATAGTCTGTACCTGTGTGGGTAGCGTTCCAGTATCTAGCTGAAATATTATACTTTCTACTTCCTTTTATTTTAAAAACAATGGGGTTTCCTTCCTTGTCTTCTACCTCGAGGCCGTTATTGTCAACCAGCGTTATGCTAGGATTATTGTTAACGTCACCAAAAACCTTACCTACTCTAGTTACTTTTAACGTTTCTGCGTCTAGCCGGCTTGAGTCTACAAAGTCATCCATATCTAATACGCCATAAGAATTTTTACCAGAAGACACCTCTTTCCAGAATTCAGAGTTCTGACCATCTACCGCCCAAAAATCATCAACCTTTAACTTCATATTGTAGTTTTTACCAGCTGTTTTTTCCTCTTTAGTTTGTTCACTTGCTTTTCTGGCTTCTGCTTGCGCTCTTATACCTACTGATTTTTCTTGTACCGCAACACTTCTTTCTCTTAACTCTTGAGTTTTAGCTGTACCAAATCCAGTTTCTTCTGTTGTTACCCTATCCTTTATGGAGCTCCTAACCACATCTCTGGCTTCTTCTTTCTGTTTGTCAGATAGTATAGCGTAATACTTTCCGTCCTTCCCTAGTTCTTGCTTTATTAGGGTCTTGTTCATTCTCTTGGCTTCTTCTGGATCAAAAGTATAAAGTATCTTTCCATTTTCGTCTGTTGCGTTAGTGGTTAATACATTTGCGTACTTATTTACATCCTCACCAAGCAATCCGTCAACCCCCTCTTCTAATAATTCATCTGTAAGTCTTTCCGATTTAATATAAACGTCTCTTCCTTGAATGTACTTTTTTTCCAGTCCTAGTGTTTTTAAGAAGTTATCTGAATACTTTGCTAGCTCTATTCTTTTAGAAAAGAAGTTGCTAGGGTCTGATAATGCACCCATAGGAATAATGGCTCCGTCCTTAGATTCTGTATCTTTCATAAATACATTTCCATCGGCTCCAATTTCTATACTAGCATTTTTCATGGTTGTGTACTTAGAGTACGCCTTCATGTTCTGTATCTGCTGATCACTAGCGGTGCCATTTAATACCATTTCCTCGTGCTTAGCTATGTTGTCACCAAAAGAAGCTACATTTCTAGAGGCTAAACTAAAATTCATCTGAACGTTAGCTATGTTTCTTTTATATTCTTCTGGAGTAACTAAACCTCTTTTTAGTAGGTCGTTTTGAGCTTGTATATATGAACGTGCAGACTGAGCACCAGCCATAAGCACATTATTCATGTCGCTATCAGCCGACTGGGTCCACTTGTTTATTTCTTCTTGTCCCGCTACAGAAAGCTCGTCTAGCTCTTCTCTTTTTTTCTGCCTTTCGTCTTGTATCGCCATTATGTCCTTGGTAGCTTCTCTAGCTACCTTAGACCAATCGACGGGGTTAACGGCTATATATCCTGCGTATTCAGTCATGTCTTAATATATTAAACCCATAGGCATTCTCATCCCTCCTAATGGAGCTATCGGCATGTTTGGGTAGTTCATGTTTACACCATTCACAGTAAGTGGTTTGTTTATTGTTTCCATTGCGGATTCTGGCCTTTCGCCTAATGGAGTTAACTTGACTTTTCTAAACTCTTCATCTGAAACACCCAATGGCGACTTTTCACCCAATGGCGACTTTTCACCTAATGGGTTTAACTTGACCTGTCTAAACTCTTCATCTGAAACACTTAAATTTAAAGGCTGAGTGCTAGTTGGCTCTAGTTGCTTGCCAATTAGTGGTTCTTGAGGTGGTTCAAAAGGAGCCTGTAAGGCAGGCTTTTGAGTGTCGTACAAATCTGAATCCTTTAACTTCATTCCAGCAAAACCAGTTAACGCTTCTGCACCTAATTTCAATGCCTCTTGTTGAGCCATTTTTCCTTCGGCTACAGCAGCTTGAGCACCTTGAAGCTCCATACTAGCCATGCCCATTTCTCTAGCAACTCTCCTTCCTTCTAAGCCTTGTTCTTGCTCCTTTACAAACTTATCTCTTTGATACTCAGCTTCTTGAAGCCCAGCCGCTATTTCTAGTGCCTTGTCAGAGCTCACGTCTATCAAGCTAGGTATACCACCTAAAACACCAGCAGCACCAGCAGAGCGCAAGGCTTCTACTGACGTAGCTACTTGTTGCCCTAGTTCTTGACGTGCCAACTCAGCTCCTAGAGTAGGAACTTGAAGGTCTCCTATTACGTTTGCTTCTTCTATAGCACGCATTTTAGCTGCGGCTCTTTGAGCAGACCTTTCTGCTTCTTTTTGTTTAGTCATTCCTTGAATGCCTTGATAAGCAGCCATACCAGCCTTACCCAATAGCATCATAGTTGCTGGATCCATAGATACAAAGATACTAAATTTATTGGTAACTCTTGAACACCTCAGAAGCCACTGCTAGCAATTCTACCTCTTCGGACTCAGTGTTTGTCAAGGTTACGTCCATGTACGCCCCCCTTAGACCAAATGACTCAGCTTGTGAGTTTTTCGCTACAATAATTAAGTTATCGTCTGAAGGCCTGTCTGGAGCTCCACTAGCAAACGGGTGTTTCACCATAACAAGAGTGGTTTCATTTGATACCGAATTGTATGATATAGACTGAACTTGACCTAGTTTGGCGCTTGTGCTTGTTATTCTTTTGTTATCGGGGTCTGTATCATCAACTGTTGCCTCAAATACCAAATCCCCGTTATCTTGTCCGGTGCTTTTTACTCCTACACCTTTTGTGTAGTCGCCATTCGGAATGGTTATCTCAACGGTGTCTCCAACAACATTCGTTCCGTCCACAATGCCTAGACCTAGCGTAGACAAATACGTCAAGTCTAAATCACCAGCGTCTCTTCGTATATACGCGTACCAGTTCCCTTCTTTCTTTTCGTAGTCAGTATCTGAAATCAAGCCAGTATTCAAGTCAGAAACTATATCAGCAGACCAAGCTTCTGCGCTCTTTCCCTTTAATTTAAGAGTCTTAAACATTTTAGGAAAATCAGCCTCAACATTAAATATGGTCTGCATTACGGAGTTATACTGAGTTCCGTAGTAGTTGTTTCTAGTTGCGTTACTATGATGCTTCCATACCTTACCATTCTTGAAGGTGTAAAAGTCATTATTCATACCCGCCATCCAATCTGGCTCGAATGAGTGAAAGGATGTCCAACCTTGTAAGTTCTCTGAGTATGTTATAGTATTTGCCATTACACAAAGTTAATCATTTATGGACAATCAACTGGAGCACTCCAACTTGTTCCGTCCCATGGGAACTGAATAAGTCCTCCGCCCGTGTCATACTTGTAGTTACCAGACGCAGCAGGCGTCGTTCCAGCAGCGTCATCATATAGATTCCCTGGGTTCACACCTAACGTGCCGTCGTAGTAGTACGTAGTAAATGTAGTGTTAGAACAAGCAGCTGATGCATCTGCACCATACGCTAACGATACTGAAGAGTAAGTAGGCGGTGTAGGAGTAGTAATACCACACAAGAACGTGTCAGTTACTATTCCATCAGCGTCTACTAGTATAGCTACACCACTCTCTGTTAAGAACCACTGATTATTTCCGTTGTACAAGTTTAATCCTTCAGGATCACTAAATACCATGTCATAAATAACAGGGTACTCAAGGATTCCGTTGTGATACATAGTACTGTATGATGGACTTCCAATCGCACACGCATTAGCAGAAGACGTTTGTGGATTAGTCATATCCATTTGGAACTCAGGATTTGGAGCTTTTTCTGGCTTAATCGTAATTGTAAACGTGTAATCAGAGCTAGTCCCAAAACAATTGGTAGCAGTAACTGTAAAGTTAAAATCTCCAGGCTCAGTAGGCGTTCCAGTTATTAGACCATCTTCAGAAATAACAAGGCCATTTGGCAACGCATTGGTAACGCAACCACCCATGTCAGTAAATGTTGCATCTGAAGCACCTCCAACCTTTGAAACAGTTCCCGTAAACAAACAAACACTCCTAATTTGGCCAGAAGAAACTGATAGTTGTTTTGTTATTCCTGTATTGCAATCTTCTCCTTGAAAAACAGCGCCTCCATTTCCTCCAAACAACTCGAACTCTCTACAGTTTCCAGCTGATTGAAAAGAAGTTGGGTTATTAGTTGCTGTTATGGCTAAAGAAAAATCTTCGTTTTCATTTCCAACTACGTCAACTTGGTTTATAACGGGTATGGAAGTTTCAGAGCAAGTGCAAGAGTCTTCTGATAGAACAAGTCCATTTTCATTAACTAATAACGCATTAGAACCAACCTCATAATATTTGTCATCTCCGTCAAACAAATTAGACCCATCTGAGTTAGTATATATTACGTCTCCAATAGTAGGTGAAGATGCATCTCCGTTATGATAAGCCGTTTCTGTTGTTGAGCTAGCACACGCATCGTCTACTGTTTCGTATCCTGCGTCACTAATAGTGAAAGATGTAAGAGAAACAGCCGAAAGCGATATGTCATAAGTCTCGCTCGATTGAGGACCGTAAACCTTTATTACATCTGACCCTGTGTTTCTTTTAACTATTGTAAACGTGTCTGAACTCGGAGTGCTAACATATCCACTATCTGCTATGATAGCTCCAGAGGAATTCTCAACAATAAATCTAATATTTGTAGATGTAGATGAATACGTAACAGTATATCTACCTATATCACTAGAGTTATTTAGAGTTATAGCTTCTGGCAAGTCTGTCCCAGATGTTGGAATGCTTGTAACGGAAGTAGACATATTTAAGTTATTGGTATAGTCAATAACTAAATACAAGTTGTCATTAGTAGCGTTATAGGTAAACGCACCCTTGTACTTGTCTACGTCTAACGTGGGTGTAACCTCTGTAGCATCAGAAACTAAGTCGTCTCCTTGGTCAGCGGTGTAAATAGTATCCGAATCTAAGTAATACATTTTATTACCTAAATCAGGATTAAATGGCTTTAATGGTCTATTTGCTGAGTCTTCAAACAAGGTATCTCCTATAATGTCTACATCGTCTCCAGCATTTGGAACACCACCGTTACCCACAAAGTCTTCTATCGGGTCATAAGTAAAGTAATCTCCTCCAAAATCTAATGGCGTTCTTCCGCCTTCATAAGAACCTTCGGTTGAATCGTATTCTGGCTTTACACTTTTACCTCCATCGTTATTACCGCTTCCTTTTGTTACAACTACAACCTTCTTTTTTGACTTGTATGACTGTATAAACACTATGTCTATTGTTTGTCCGTCACAATATGTTATGGTAATAGTTGCTTCTCTTTCTGTTGTGTTGCTAGTATTGTCAGATACGCTTCCTTTAATTACTTGGTTACCTTCTCCAGATGTCGTGTTTAATGTCAACCATCCGCCCGTTTGAACAACCGATATACTCCATGTGGTATTAGACTGTATGGCAAAAATAATTCCATCAGTAAATGAATCTCCAGACACAATTATTGGGCCTTGAGGGGAAACAGACAAGTCACATTCGCTTATGTCTTTGTCATTCCAAGATAGTACATATTTAAACTCGTATGGATCGTATGCACCTAATTTTTGCTTTCCTGCTTCGTCATCAAACAAGTTTCTAAAATAAGACCTCATCCCATATGTAGATATCTGCTTAATGCCAGACTGTGTCAAGTTTAAAACAGCACCTCTTTTTTCATCAGCAAAGAATATGTCGTTACCCCACTTAGCAAAACTTTCTGGGTTGTTAGATATGCCAAACTCGGCTGTATATGGTATTAGAGTTCCCAATACTTGTGGTATACTAGTAATTGAACCACCTCCAACTGAATCGCTTAGTAAGTTCTTTTCAAATAAAACTTTTGACACTTTATCCTCTTGAAATACAATCAAGTCACTATCTCTAGCATATAACTTTTGTATAGGTCCGTACTCCTCTTCTAAAGCCTTAAAATTAGCTAGTGATAGATTGAACTCATTCAAGTCGTTTGTACTAGAAGACTCGTTATAAACCCCACTGTAAGTCAATGAGTTTTTTGCGTGTATTTCCTCATATCTGTCGATAGACGCACTTGCTCTTGGAGACGGCAAAAGCTCTGGGCCGTTCCAATCATCCTCTATAATTGAAGACTCCATACCATTGCCAAAAGATATGGCATTAAAGTCTCTTAAAAATATTTGAGCTGGTCGACTAGAGCCTTGGTTTTGGTCTCCAGAAAAAGAACTAGTATGAAACCCAGATGTTGTTAATGGATAGGTTTCTGGAAGTTCATAATATATATCATCGTCATTTACGAGTCCTTCCGTCTCTAATATAGTTATACTAGAAGGAATAACCGCTTGTAAACTTAACCATATATATCTTCTTTCATCTCTAAAAGGTTTTGTCACTGTAACTGGGTTTGATTCTTGCCATGTTTTTACAATCATAGAAACAAAACCTGTTTTGTTACCAGTTCCGACTATATAGTTTACATCATTTAGCTTATGTATGCCTGTTCCTCTTCTAAAGAATACAGCATCAGAATTTTTGTTCTTGCCATTTACATCAAAGTGCTCAAACTTTGTATTAATTTTTTCTTCATAAAACCACTCTTCTATATTTTGATATGTACCAGAAGAGGTGAATTTTTGCATTTTTTGAGAATACCCGTCTCCTATTTGTATTTTCAAAACACTACCTGGAGTTACCTCTGTGGTCCATGTAGTTCTGTTGTTTGACCATTGAACATTGCTAACAATTGCATATCCACCGCCCCTAGGAAAGTCACTTGCTTTTACAAGAACCCCACCTATGGCATTTTTATCACCTCTATAATTCAATCTCCAAGAGTCTCCTACAGTATATGAAGCGGATGTATCAAAACTTATATCCCCAACAACTAGATTACTTCCAGCTAAATCTATTATTTCTATTAAGTTACTAGAAGTGGACATTGTTATGTCTTCTTTTTCCCAATTAGACTGATCGTGCCTTTTATATCTAAATTTATTTGAATCAGTAACCTCCACTACAATTCTGTAGTCTCTTGAGGAATTATAGGAGGAAGATGTTTTTTTGTATTTTAAAACATTATTACTACCCTTTCCGTAAAAAACAGGAACATCTAAATGCCTTTGATACTTGTCCAATGGGTCTCTCGTTCCAGACAATGCAGGGGCAGTAATCATGTATGGCCCACCATAAGAAGTCGCGCCTTGGTTTTTTGCGTTTACTTTTACTAAGTCTTTATCGTCAAATATAGATGTGTTTTTGGTGTCTATCTTTATATAGAAACCAGCCTCTTGAGTGTCATTAGATTGATTTAAAAAGTCTTTTTCTTTGGTTCCTGCTTCTAGTACTTTATACTTCTTAGAATCTTCATTAACTCCGCTTGGTGTAGACTTTATATATATGTAGTCACCTTCCCTTATCTTGTCTATATCGAACCTAGCAATTTGAAAATAAGTAAAAGTTCCATACTGCTGTATATCAATAGGGACTATATTATAATATGTACCTCTATTTTGCTTTATAAAAAACCTGTAGTTAGTTGCAAAAGATGGACCTCTATGATTTATAGTTGCAACAAGTTGGTTTTTCTTATTAGACTTAGTAATAGGTATGTTTGCTGTGTTTGAATCAGAATCTAATACTGTAGACATCCTTCCAAAGTCATCTAAATAAGCAATGCCCAATTCATAATCTCTACCTGACTTAAATGTCTCCTCTGAATCACCATTTGCAATAGACGTCTCTTCAAACTTTAAACTAAAATTAGGATTTATTTCCTCATTCCCTCTGCTTAAATCAAAAAATTGCTTATAATTTCCATATACTATTCTTCTTCCTATCAAGTCTTGAGCCTTAGCGGATAAAGGAACGTTGTCAAATAATCTATTTACTTGAGAGTCTGGTAATATTTTGTTTATTTTGTTGTTTGTAAATTCATACTGCCCATTTGAGTCTTCTCTATCAATAGACCCAATTATAACTGCATTTTTGCTTCGACTGTCTTTCATGACAATCTCAATCTTTTTTACTTCTTCAGATCCAATATCAAAAGTTATTTTAACCTTGTTTGCGTTGTTTCGCATCGATTCGTTTCTACCGCTATCAAAATTAAACTTAAAGCTCTGAGCTTCAAAAGCAGTTTTAGAAAATGGAGACAGCGCACTTACTTCATTGGTTTTGTATAAATATCTATATGAAAACCTTATGAACTTATCTTCTAGGTTGTTTTGGTCTGTTGTGTTATCAGAAATTAACTCTATTCTTGGAGAGTTTATAGGGGGCTTGGCTATTACATTTACTGTGTCTACAGATATGTTGCTATCTCTGTAAACGTCTGAAACGTCTATCCTTCTTGGAGGATTTAGTCCATCTGTAAAGTACAAAAACTTACTATCTATCAAGTTTACTCCCGTGATTAAGTACTCTTGACTAAAGTTCATTATACCACTTGTTTTTGATTCTACCAATATTAACTTTCCGCTAGCAGAACCGTCATTGGCTTCATGATATTTAGCTATAATGTCGTAAGTAGTAGACGTTATAAACCAGTATATATCATTGTTTTGAGTATCGGTATATGAACCAATTGGAGTTAAGTCAGACTGAGATACAAACCCAGCATCTGTCAGTAAAGTATCAATATCAAGTTTTTCGGTATTACCTAAGTAATTCTGAACCGTCCCAGCGTCATTGCCGTCAGTAGACGAAACTTTAATATTTAATGCGTCGCGGTAAAAACCGTCGGGTAAGAGCCTATCGTCAAGGCTCTTGTTCATTACTCCCTTGACAAAATTTCTTTTAATCTCCATTACTTAATCCAATTATCCTTTCCTCTCAAGGCCATTAGCAACCTCCTAGGATTGATATTGCTTAATCTTAACTTTGCGTTCTTTAACAATGAAGACTTTTCTTTCATTGCTCTTCTAACTACGTATTCTTGAACTCCAAGTCTATTGTTTAGCATACACCACTTTATGTAAGCATATACAAACTCTTCAGCAAACTTATGTATGGACACTTGAGATGGGTCTTCGTTTTCTAAACCATCTGTTATGTATTCTAAAACAATTAACTTACCAGACAAACCAGACGAGAAGTTTATCACTCCCTCTTGTTTGTTTATAACATAGGTCGGATTGCCCGTCATTCTAGATGCGTCGTTACCGTATCTATTTCTGTAGTTGAAATACCAAAAGCCATCGCAGCACCATCCGTATCTACCGTACCAAGTCCCTGGGTACATGTACTGTCTGTACTCTCCTTCCTTTCTTATTCTATCCAACTCGGACTCTTCCTCAATTAGGTTACCATCAACGTCAAACAAATAATCTTGATTTGCGTCTTGGTCGTATCTAGTAGCCCAGTTTACTTCTGGATTCTCGCTAAGCTTAAATAACACGCCGTCTACCTCATAAGATATTCTTACATAGTTTACGTAGTGCTGTGGTAGTATAACCTTTAGGTCGTCGTTAACCAAGGTCTCTAGTACCTTAATCTCTTTGAATGCGTCGTAATTTAGCTCTTGCACCGCACGCTTGGCATGAAACAACACATTGTATCTATCGGCATTGTCGATAAGCTTATCGTAGCCTACGTACATAAGCATGAAGTTATTCACCACGTCTTCTAGCGTAACGTATTGTCCGCTTCCGTAGTTATCTGCCGATCCGTAATATTGTTCAGGTGTCTGTGCCATTATTGTTCTTTCTGTGCGTTTTTAGCTTCCTCTCCGTTCACCACGTTTATTATGTCTGCCTCTCTTAAGTTGACACCAGCTTTTGCTAATATTCTTAGTACCAATTCTTTTTCGTACTCTTTAGGTAACTCAAAATCTTGATACCCGCTGTTGTTTATATCAAACACGGGATTACCACTAGTATCTGTATAGTACGTCCAATTTGGGTCCTCTGGTAGTCTAACATAAATAGCAGAAACACCACTTGTTATAGTGGTTGGGTACAAAGTAACCTTGGTTTCTCTCTCTACGTATGCCGGATAATATGTAGTAGGCGCCGTAAGGTTAGAGTTGTTAAGAAGCGTTATTTTGTGATTAGAGACCTTTTCTACACTCTTACTAGAGTAAAGTATATCCACAAGGCTGTAATTGTCTGTAGGTAGCGTAAAAGTGCTTCCTGTGTCCAACGCAAGACTAGATGACTTTACAAAACCTTCTAGGTCTTCAGTAACATGCTTTGTTACATCGGCTATACCACTGTTTGACCTTCTGTTATTTCTTTTAGTATACCAGTTGTTTACTTTTTGATATAAGTCTTCGAACACCTCTAATTGAGATAGACGTGCAAATGCATTAAATTCAGCTGGAGTCAAATAGCCGTTGTTGTCCTTGTTAAGGATAAACATCACGGTATTTCTCACTTCGTTAATCATGGTTACGCAAAGATAACAAAAAAAAGCCACCTCTAAATGAGATGGCCTTTACGTATAGGTATATATCAATTAGTCAAGCTCTCTACACAACTTGTTGTATATAGGCTCGCCTTCTTCTGTTTCGAAGAATAACTTAACCGCATCCATTCCGTCTTCGCCCTCTGGAACAGTCATCATACGCTTCTTGCTGTTTGGCAAGTTAAAATACACGTCTTTGTTCTTGTTTCGGAATTGAATGATGTTCATGTCAAAGAACTTAGCAATATTGTTCTTCATCTGAACGTCGGGATCACCAGCCATTGTCAAAAATTCGTATGGACTGTTACGAGCAAAAACTAATATGTCTCTACGAACCTCTTTTGAAGACATATTTTCTACAGATGGGCCTAAAACCTCTCTAAGGATTTCTTCACACTTATCAATGCTCATTTCGCGAGCAGCAATCAATGCATCAACCTCTTCGTTTAAGTCTTCTATTTGCTTTTCTGCGTTTCTCTCTGGAACAAACTCCTCGAATGTAATTCCATTTTTTGGGTGCAACTCTAAAAACCTCTGAAGAACAGTATCGTGCTTATCAACTTTTAAAACACCATTTTCAAACATAATGGGTTCAACAATAGCAAAATCGTCTTGCTCATCCTCAAAAGGAGAACGCTGGTTTTTAGCGTAACGTAAAGTTCTGTTAACTCCCTTTTCTTCGTCAAACCAAAGCAAAGGAGAACGTCTAGAATGTCTAGACTGTAATACGAATGTCAATGGCTCTTGGCCATTCTTCAAGAGGTAAACTCTTTCTCTTAATTGTAATTTCATTTTATTAGATTTTAAAAAAAAAGGGGGCAGTTACCCACCCCCTAGGTTAAACTTAGTCTTTAAATAGGAAGAAGTTGTTAGCTCCCATAGTACATAATGCACGCTCAGATAAGAAGTGAACTTGCATAGCGTCTAGGTCACTAGTCATTGCACCACCAGCAGAACCAGTAATCCAAGTCTTATAACGACGGTCTTCTGTTTCAGAAGCACGGTAGCGTACGTGTAAGAATGGACGAGTAGCGTTCTTACCTAATACTTGATCGTAAACGGTAGTAGAACCAGCTGGTACCAAAACTCCGTTAATTGCTTCAGCAGTTAAACCACCACGCAATGTAGCGTCGTTTAAGTACTTCCAATCAGTCTTGTAGAACTCATATCCACGCTTAAATCCAGTGAATCCAAGATTCAAAGCCATTTGCTCGTCATTGTCGAACAAACCGTAGCTAGTTCCACCAGAACCGTAGCTATTTTGAGCAGCTAACATATCGTCGATATCAAAACCGAACTGACGATTCAAGAAGATTACGTTCTCTTGAATAGCACCTTGCTTGTCTAAACGCTCGATAACAGCATCGAAATCAGCTAGAGTTGATGGGTTACCACCAGCCCAAACGTTTCCACGGTCTTCGATAGTGTAGAACATACCTTCAGTTCCAATGTAACCTTGGTCAAATGCAGAATTAGCTCCACCATCAACAGCAGGAACACCTTCAATCATTGACATCTCCATGTAGTCTTCGAAACGTAAGCGAGTTTCGTGCTCAGACTTGATGTACCAAAGGTAACCAGTTGCGCCGTTTTCAGTAGTTACTTCTACCCAACCAATTTGAGCCATGTCAGAACCAGATACTTCATACTTGTCCTTAATGATAATTGGGTTGTTTTCAAAGATGTTTGACTCAGCTTCTAAAGCACCGTCCATTCCGTTTGTCCCTTTTTTGAACTCAGAACCATAAACAAACGCAACAACGTCAGTTGTAGTAGTTGGAGTGAAAGGAGCAGTAGTCTCATTGGTGTAATAAGAAACTGTAAAGTTAGTATCAGTTACAGCAGTAACAATACCCTTTTTAGTCACATCGTCAGTAGCAGATGATAAAATAACAGTCTGTCCAACACGGAAGTTTGCATTAGCAACAGTAAACACTTGCTGACCAGTAGTAAAAGTACTAGCGGTAACACCAGTGTATTGAGTGTGTAGACGTCCTTGCTCTGCCCATTTAATAAGGTCAGAATTAGATGGTAGCTCAGCTCCTACCGCACGTAAGAAAGATGCGATAGAACGGTTACCATAACGTTCGAATTCCTTCTCGTAAGTATCAGGAAGATACTGGTCCAAGAAGTCGAAATCAGTAATGTAGTTACCTGGCAAGGTAACTTTGCTTGGAGCGGGAGTTAAACTAAACCCCGGGCTCGTTTGTACAGATCCAGCCATAATTTTGTTTTTTTAGTTTTTATTTTTTACTTTTTATTCTTAATCGGGTGCTAGGTCCACTATCCAAAGCTGTCACTGAAAATCCTTTTGCTCTTCCCATTTCTGGCACCGCCTTGGCATTCATGTCGATATTCTTCGACTCCTTGGCAACACTATCTATGGCTTCTGCTTTACCCTTCTCGTAGAAGAATTTAGCCATCGCATCTGGATTCATCGCTACAGCCATCGCCCTATGATAAGCAGCGGCATCCTTAATGTATCCACTATCATCAACAAAACTGTTGAAGAATGGACTCATGTCAGTTTGCTTTTCCAACAACGTCTTTGATTCTGCTGGTTTGTAAGTCACTTTCTCGTCGCCAATTTGAAATTCAAAACCTTTGAAATCCTCACTAAACAACTCCGATGTCTTACTCCGGTAGAACTCAGACCTCTTGGACTGCTCTTGTTCAAGTTCACTAGCTCTTTGGGCTTGACTCTTAAAAGCTTCGTACTGCTCTTTATCTGCTTCTGGAATATCAACACCTCTTGACTCAAGTGGTATCTTATACTGTTCCTTCTGCTTTTCAAAGTAGTCCTTTGCTTTTGCAAGTTCGCGTTTCATGGCTAACTTCTTTTTCTTGATGTCTTTTTCCTCATCAAGCTCTTCATCATAAGAAAACTTATCCTCCATGTCGAACTGAATGTCTTCGTCGTCCAACCCAGGATTAGTATCCTTATAATACTCAAGAAGTAGCCTATTCGGGTCTTCGTTATCAAAGTCTCTGTTAATCTTAACAAAGTCATCGAATCCTCGACCCGTTTCTTGTTTGTACTTTAGGTATGCCGATACGTCTTCTGGAAGTTCGGGCGCAGACTCCTTTGCCTCAAACAACTGGTCAACCGTATCAATTTGCCTATCGTACCTATCTTTAATAAATGACAGAACGTCTTCTTCGCTAAGCGCCGGAGTTGTTTGCTCCGTTACTAGCTCAGACTCCTCTTGAGGTTGCTCCGTGGCTTCTACCTCTTGAGTTTCTTCTTCTTGTTGTTTTTCTTCGTGTTCGTTAAGCAACTGCTCTTCTACCTCTTGTACACTTTTCTCCTCTTCTGCACTTACTTCTCGTACTTTAAATTCACTCATAATTTTATTTTATTTGATTTGCATCGCAAATATACGATAAATAATTATCTAGGTTCAAACTCGGCTAGGTCAAAGCCATCTAAACTGTCTTCGTTAGACTCAAAGTTTAGTGGAGGTAAGTCCTTCTTTCTCTGTTCGATAAGCTTAGACTGCTGAGTATTCTGTAAACTAATGCGGTCATCCTTAGCCTTCTCCTTTTCTTTTTCTATCTCTTTTTGAGTCTCACCACTCACATTAGCTAGCGCCATTTGGTACTGGAATTCCTTGTCCATCAACGCCAACTTTAGCTCAGCCTCTTGCTTCATCCTCATGGTATCGTACTCTGCCTCAGCTCTTTTAATTTGCATTTTAGATTGAGTCTCCATCTGTATCTGCTCCATCTTAGACTGCGCAGCTGCTTGAGAAGATTGCATATTAGACTGGGTCTGAGCTTCTATCTTCTGCATCTCTCTTTCTTGGTCTTGCTTGTCCTTGTTTTTGCGCTTAACCTTTAACAATTCGTTAGCTAATTTTACGTTCTTCAACTCACGAATGTCAATAGCATCTTCTAAGGTGATTTGGTCTCTCTGTAGAGCTACTTGTATGTTCGCCTCCATCTGAGCTTTCTCTTCCTCGTCTGGAGCGACTTCAATGTGCACACCAAAGTCATGCAAGTAAAGGTCTGCAATATCATCTAGTATATCAGTACTGTGAGAACCAATCTGATGTATCAACTGCTCTCTAGTATCTGAGTATTCCAATACATCGGAAATACGCAAAGAAATGGCTTCTGCCAATCGTTTAGTTACAAATAATCCTCCCTCGAGTACGTGTCTAGTAGCCGTGTTAGAGTTCAAAGCCGCTAGCTTCTGTACCCCTACCAATGCATTCGGATCAGGAGTAGAGCCATCTCTTGCCTCGTTAAGACCCGTCACGTCACGAATCATATTAAGGTAGTGGTTGTAAGAATTAACCAAGCTAGAAATTTTTCCTTGACCAGCGCTACTGTTTAGCTCTTGAATAGGAACTCTAGCATTGTTAAACTCTCCGTCTTGTGTATAGCTACGCCCAATTACAGAACCCGTTTGGAAGTACATCTTTAATGCTTCCTCTGGGTTGTAGTTAGAACCGTTACCTAAGTCAACCTCATTCAGTCCGTCAGCGTCGATATACACACCATCTGGAACCATACGAGCAATCACTTGTTGTAGTTTTAAGTGAGTCAATTGAATTAAATCAGCAAATCCAACCATACGGCGAACCAACGACTCAATCACACCACGATACATTCTAGGTGCAACAGCAACATATTCTGGAAGCGCAACGTGAGAAGAAGACTTAGGACGTACCATGTTCTTCATCATATCCCACTCTAACAACTTCTGCGTACCTAGGACCATAACGCCTTTGTACCAAACTTCAATAGTTTTTTCTACTCTCTCAAACCTTGCCTCTTCTTCTTCTGGTGGATTAAAGCTCTCGTCCTTACGAATAACCCTCTCTCCTCCATTATCCAAGTATTTCTTCTTGTAGACAAACTTTTTATCAGTCTTGTAATTGAAGTATAAAAGATTGACAATCTCCTTGTCGAAGACACTATCGGTATATGGACGCATAGCACCGTAATCCTGATACCAAGTATAAGAATAGTTTGAAATCTCTTCGATATCCTCATCAGTAAGGTATGGATACATTCTTTTAACCTCGGATATGTGGACTCTTTTAATCTCACCAAAGTAGAAACAATCATCAAACGTAGGATAGTCGGTGTATGAATAAACAACGTTCGCAGGATCAACATAGTCAACCTTGACACCTCCATTCGGATTGAAGGTGTGCTTAGCCATACCAATGCCAAGTACAGTAAGGTCATAGTCGATGCGTCTCTTTATGTCTTCGTAATGATTATTATTGAGTATAGTCCTAATAGCTTGCTCTTCAGCAACCTCAATACCTGGCTTGTAGTTAATCTGCATGAACAGATTCAACTCGTCATTATTCTCTGGTAAGTCGTCTGGACTTACGTTAAACGCATCTACCCCAAAGTCATCTTTAACTTGGGTCAATAGGTCTTTGGCTAACATGTCGGCCTCAACCATTCTTCTATAGTCTTGTCTCTTCTTGGAAGATAGTCTGTCTTGTGCTTGAGCCTTTACGTCATACAGCCTGTTAGACATTCCGTTTACAACGATGTCAACAAACTTAGGTA